ACACGCATCCGGCAACCAGAGCGCACATGCGCGGCAGCCATAAGCTCGGATTCGATAGGTAATTTCGCGGTTCGGTAGCGTTTACTCAAACAATGGGAGCATCACCCGGCAACCAAAACGGAATCGGCAACAGCGGCGGCAAGTCGCTTCAGGACAGGCATCTTGCCGCCGAAGTCCGCAGAATGAGCCTGACCAGAATCAAGGCTATTTTGGAGCAGCCGCGCGTCGATATGACCGAGAATGAACGCGATCTCCACGATGCGGTGATTCTGAAGCTCGCAGGAACGGTCCTCCCGCGCCTCACGGAAGTATCCGGTCCGGACGGCGATGCGCTTCTGTTCACGCTCTCAAGGGAAGACAAAACAAAACTCGACAACCTCATTGATGGCGGAAAACCTCAACAGAGCAGCGTTGGAGGCGATGATTCAGGGGACACCGCAGGAAAGGACGTACCTAGCAAGTAAGGACTTCTCGCTCTTCTTCACGTACTATTTCCTCGACTATGTAAAGATCCCCTTCGCTCCCTTCCACTTCGAAATGTTCCGCGACGTGCGGGACCTTTTTGACGACACGTACCGCGAGGTCGTCTGGCTCATGTTCCGCGAATCGGCGAAGACCTCGATCGCCAAGGGCCTCGTCACGTGGCTCATCTGTTACGGCAAGCGCCGGTACATCAACGTGGACAGTTTCGACAAGGAGAACGCGGAACGCATACTCTTCGACATCGTTGTTGAGCTTCAGACGAACGAGAAGCTCAGGGCCGATTTCGGCGAGCTATTCAATTCAAAGCGAGCCCCGAACGAGGCGACCCAGAAACGGATCAACAATTTCGTCACGAACAACGGCATCCGCGTCGAAGCCCACAGCACGCAGGAATCCGTGAGAGGTCGCATCCACGGCCACCAGCGGCCGGATTTCCTTTTATTGGATGACTTCGAAACGAACAAGACAAAGGATTCAAAAGCGTACACGCAGCAGGTCGTAAGCCACATCGACGAGTTCAAAGCCGGTCTCGATTCGACCGCGAAGATTCTCTATCTCGGCAACTACATCACGGAATACGGTTCGATTCAGAGCCTCATCAATCGCGCGAAGACCGACAAACGTCTCCACGTGAGAAACGTCCCCGTCATCAGGAACGGCGTCCCCACATGGCCGCAGAAATACGCGCTGACGGATGACGAGGCGAAGACAACCCGCAAGGTCAGTCTGGAGGACAAGAAGCGGCAGCTCGGCAGTCAGGTGTTCTCCGCAGAGATGATGAACGAGCCCATCGACGAATCGACGCAGGAATTCTTCAAGAAGAGCTTTAAATACATCAGCCTTGAGGACGTTCTGAAACAGCGCGTCAGAAAGTTCGCGACGATAGACAGCGCTCTTTCGAAACGCGCCGATTCCGATAAGACGGGCGTCACACGGAACTACGTCAACAAGCAGAACTTCTGGCATTTCGACGCGCGGGAGTATCGGTTCAATTCCAAAGGGCTCATCGATCTCATCTTCCAGCTCCACGAGGAGGGGTTCGAGAAGATCGGCCTTGAAGAGACCGCATTCACCGAAGCCGTTGAGCCATTCTTTCAGGATGAATGCAGGATCAGGAACAAATACCCGTACGTCGTGGCTCTGAAGCATGGCGGCATCATGAAGGAAACCCGCATCAGGGGCCTCATACCGCGCTATGAGGCAGGAACCATTTATCACATTGAAGGCACCAGTCAGGTCCTTGAAGAGCAGCTCCTCCGCTTCCCCAAAGCCGTTTACGACGACGTGATGGACTCCGCACAGTACCAGAACAAGATTGCCGAACCGCCCTATCCCGAGAGCGATCAGACAGAAGAGGACGAGGCTCCGAGATATCCCGACATCGGCATTTGATTTATTTCGCCATTCACCTATCGTTTAAAGCAACATGATCGCCGACAAGGAGCTGAGGGACAAGATAGTCACCCAATCCGTGAAGGAGATCGTTTTCGCGCGAACGTACAAACAGGGCAAGATCAAGAACTGGCAGAAGAACGAGCAGATGTATTACGCGGTGAAGCAGCAGCCCACCGAAGCCGTGGCGAACGTCGATCTCGGCCGTATGCAGGAGTTCGTCCACACGCTCCTTTCGAAGATTCGCCGGCCGCTCGTTTTCAAATACACGAAGCGCAAGGAATCACAGGTGAAGCGCGTGCGGCTCATCAATGCGGTCCGCGACATCGACCGCAAGAACGACAACTGGGACATCAAGGATCTCGTCGGCAAGAAACAGGGCGTCATCTACGGACGGGCTGTGTATAACTATTTCGCCGACTCGATCAACGGCTACAAGCCGCATCTTTCAAACGTCGATGTATACGACTTCCTCATCGACCCGGCAGGCGGCGGCATCGACATGGAGCTTGCCCGCTACATGGGCGATTACGGCGTCGTGTTCGACCGTGAGGAGCTTGAGGACGGCATAAAGAGCGGCGACTTCCTCGCCGATGAGACCAATGAGATCTTGCTCGGCATCGGCAACAATACCGAGGTCAATCAGGAAGAGACGAACAAGAACGTCCGCATGTACGGACAGAACACCATAGGCAAAAAGGAGCTTCAGAGCGACGACAAATTCAAATTCTGGCGCTGGCTTACGACGTTCCAAGGCGAACGCTACTACCTCGTGATGCAGGAGAAAGCAGGAAAGGCAATCCGCGTCGAGAAGCTCACGGACCTTTTCAGCGAGACCGATCAGTTCCCGAAAGGCGCATGGCCGTACTGGTCATGGGCCGCGTTCCCCGATCTCACGGAGTTCTGGACGCCGTCCTATTGCGATTACGTCCGCGAGATCTTCATGGCGCAGAACGTCTCGATAGACCAGATGCTCGACAACGCGGAGGCTATAAACAAGCCGATGAAGGTCGTGAACGTCAACGCCATCGAGAACATGGCCGAACTGAAGTACCGCAAGAACGGCATCATCAAAGTCAAAGGCGATATCGATATCAACAAGGCATACCAGACCGTTACCGTCGCATCCATCGACACGCCGCTCAAGGTGTTCGATGCGCTCGAAGCGATACAGGAAAAGGCATCCGGCGTGAACTCCGATGCGAAGGGCGCCAGCGACCCTGATGGCGCAGTGGCGATCTACGAAGGCAACAAAGCCCAGATCGCGGCCCGTTTCGGCCTCTTGGACATCTCCTATTCGTTCGGCTATACCCGCTTTGCCCGTCTCCACGAGATCGGCATCCGCGACAATCTCACGAAGAAGACCGCCGTGGACATGATCGGTCCCGACGGCATCGAAACCGTCGAAGTCTCAAAGCGCGACATCTTCAAGAAAGGCGACCATTTCGGCGTGGAAGTGGAATCTTCGAGCGACGACATGATGGAAGGAGCCGCAGAAAAGGAACTCAAGAACGAATTCATCCAGAAATGGATCGACGCGCAGAACGCCCGTCTCGAACAGAACCCGAATGCGCCGCTCACGATAAATCCCCAGAAAGCATTCGAGATGCAGGGCAAGATCGCAGGCCTCAAGCCCGAAGAGATCAAGGAACTCCTCGACGTGCAGAACTACGGCACGAACGACATCATGAGCGAAGCAGATGAGGACATCGAATCCCTGCTGAACGGCGAGAAGATCGATCCAAATCCGGCAGCAAACAATGCGTATCTCCAGAGGTTCGTCGATTGGCTCACCGACCATAAGAAGGACCTCGACGACAAGACGTTCAACGCGATCACCGCGTACATGACGAGCGTCCAGCCGGTTGTCGTAAAGAACGAGGCACGGGCCGTGAATGCCCATGCCGTGAATCTCATGAACAACATGCCTCCGGGAGGCAACCCACCGGCTCCCAATGCCCCCGTGTTGGGCGCAGGAGCCTCCGCAGCGCCCCCGACAGCACTTCCCCCTGCAACACCGATCCCACCCAATGCGGCAGCGAGCCCATTGCCCATAAAAACTAAACGCCTATAACCATGGAGAACCTCGAAAATATCTCATACGAAGTCATCGAAACGTCAGAAGATCCCGGCGAAGCGAAACTCCTGAAACGCGGCATCAGCGCGGAATTCACACTGAACGATATAGACCGCGATATGAAGCTTGTCGGCAAGAAGCGGGCCGAGTTAGTGGCACAGCTCGACATCGAGGACGCGAAGATGGAAAACATCAAACGCACGAATCCCGAGATCGCCGAGATGGACGAGAACATGCGGAAGTGCATCTACATCTACCAGACCGCATTCTCCTTCTCAAAGGTCGCAAACGAAAAGATCGCCGAGATGGACGCGTTGCTCAAGGAATACCGGGAGGAGTTCATGCAGATCATGATCCAGACCGGCCTCGGACGCACCACACCAGCCGATGAAAACAGCAAGCCCGGAGAATAAGGACCAAGCCGACGCAATCGCGGACGACCTGAAAACATATGCCTCGTTGGAGGCGTTGACGGCATCGGACGGCGGGAAGCTCATCATCAAGGGCCTTCGGAAAGACATCCTGAGCGCCATCGACAAGCTCATCGCGAGCTACAGGACTGCCCCTGAGATCGAGCTTCGCACGACGTGCGCGGTATTGGGCGAACGGTTCACGCTGTTGCGGGCCTTCGTTCGAGCGCCGAAACAGAAGCAGGGTGCCCAGAAGGAGCTTGACGAGTTACTCACAGTTGACAGCGAAGGTGAATGACGTTTAATACAAACATGTGCTGGTCGGAGGACCTTACCAAAAACTTTGTGCGGTCAGTCGCCGCATCGCGGTCGGGAGCCGCTTCCAAATAACACCCACGTTGCGCCACAACGATAAAAGGGTTTTCTATGCCGGATATGATCGACATAAAAGCTCCAGCGCCGGAGCAGAAAGGCGAACCAACAGCGGAAGTCAAGACAGCAGAGGAAGCGAAACCAGCAGAAGCGCAGGCAAGGGCGGCGAAAGTCTCCGAAACCAGCGTCGGCGAATTGTTCGACGGAAAGGATACCAAGACGGAAGAGGTCCGCATGGTCCCCGAATCGGCGCTCATCGAGTTCAAGAAGGAGAATAAACAGCTCTGGAAGGAACTCAAAGAGACGCAGAAGATCGTGGCAGAAGGCGCTACCAAATCCGAAGTGTCCTCATCCCTCAAAGCAATCGCCGAAAAGCACAGTGTCAGCGAGGATTTCCTCCGGGAACTCTCGGCAACGATCAAAGCGGAGGCTGAAAGCGAAATTGACGAGCGCGTCAATTCGAAAATAAAGCCCATACAGGAGAAGGAGAACTCGGCGAGGATCGATACGATCTTCAACGAGAACTTCACGAAGACACTCGAAGCCATGCCCGAATTCAAGGACATCGCGAATCGGGATGTCATCAAATCCCTGACGCTCGATCCCGCAAACGCCAAGAAGACGTTCGCCCAGATCATCGAAGGTGCCTACGGGCATCTCGTGAAAGGCAAGCGAACCATCGACGCGGCGACCCCCGGAGGCGGCAGAGAGCCAGCCGCAGTGGACTTCAACAAGGCAAAGAGAGATTCCGAGTATTTCAAGGAGGTGATGGCAGATCCATCGCGCCGCAAGGAATACAACAAAGGCCTTGAGAAGCGTCTACGGCTCTAACCAGCCACTCGACTAAATTAATCGGCTGGTCAACCCCTAACCATGTCAGGTTTGTCCAGTTTCAAACCCCAGTTCGACAACAGCTACGAGGACATCTTCCAGAAAGTCCTCGTCGGCAAGGAAATCGCGAACGGGCGTTTTATGTCTACGCTCAAGTACGGCCAGAGCGTGGAACGTGTTTCTTATGATGTCTCGGGAATCAGAGTTCGTTCGGTGACCCGTGGCCCTGCGTCCACCATCGACGCGCTCTCAGACAGCAACGAGCTGTTGACCATCAACCTCGAAAAGGAGGCGGTGTTCTACATCAGCGACGGTGAAGTGACGCAGGCCGGTCCGTTGAACCCCGGAGAGGTCATCGGAGGCCAGATCGCGATCAAGGTCGCGGCTGACTTCGATTCGCACATCTTCGCCGAGGTCCTGAACGCAGCCCAGACGTTCGATACAGGTGATCTCACGACCACGGCATCGAACCAGACGCCGATCTCGCTCACCTCGACCACGGTTCCCCAGATGGTGACCCGTATGCCCGCAAAGCTGCGCGCGACGAACATCACCCTCACGGACACCTGTCTCGTCGTTGATCCATATGCGGCTTCTGATATCGAGCAGTATCTCTTGGGCAAGCAGTTCAGCATCGTTGAATCGGTGTTCAAGAACGGCTATGCCGGTCCTATCGCGACCGCAGAGGTGTACGTTTCTATGAACCTCACGGGCGAAGCGAAATTGACGATGACGACCACCTATCCCGCAGACGGCGATACGTTCTCCATTGTCGGTTATGACGGCTTGGGCAACGCGAAGACGGTCACGTGGACCTTCATCGGCACGCTCACACCGACCGCTGGTCAGGTTCTCACGGGTACATCCGCAGGCACCGGCCAGAGCATCGCAAGCGCCTGTACGAACCTCGCAGCGGCCATCAATGCTCCGGGTACAACCAATACGACTCAGGTTGCGCTCTCGGCAGCGAACCAGATCGTGGTCACCGACAGCTTGAAGCTCGCCGCGACGGCAACGTCCACGGCGGTCAAGGTTGTCGGCACGGGTTCGGGAAGGATGACGGTCACGGCGACTTTCGCAACGGGAGCCAACGGCACGATCACATACAACATGATCCACTGCTACTACGGCAAGAAAGGCGCTATCGACTACGTCCTTCAGGATATGAAGGAAGTGGATATGCGTCAGACCCCGGACCGCAGAGGCACGAACGTGTTCAGTTCGTATCTCGCAGGCATCAAGACCTTCGCGGACGGCGCGAAGAAGTTCTTGGACGTCCATATCGCAGCCTAGTTTTGGATATCAAGCCCCATCGCAAGGTGGGGCTTGAGGGACATAAACATTACCTATTACCAAAACCATGCGCCAAATCTTAGCGACGACCATTATCAGTTTCGTGGATGACCAGCTTGGCAACTGCGCTTTCGGCGCGGTTCCGAGCATCGGAACCGGACTGCCGACGACTGCCAGTACATTCGCCATCGGCTGTCTCATCACCGATCTTTCAAGCGGTATCCAGTACGTGAACATCGGAACCGTCGCCGCCCCTTCGTGGGTCCGCGCGGTTTCCGCAGGCA